ACCGTAAATAAACTATTTCTGATTTTTTGAGTTAGGGGGAGTTTTTAGCCCTTTGATTTTGAGTAAAACTTATGTACACACCACCTAATTTGACGGTGGTGGTTGCCAGTCAACAACCACTCACCGAAACAACGAATAATGATGCTGAAATTCCAAACAGCATTAAAAAGTTGACACCGCGTGAGCGTAAAGTTTGGCAGCATGTTACTCAGTCACTAAAAACGCATGGCTTAATACATAGCACTGATGCCATGGTGCTTAACGTGATTGTGACTACGTTTTGTAGATGGATTGATACCGAAGAACAGTTAGAGAAATACATTAAAGATCATGATGGTTCTTATTTGTGTATTACCCCAAACGGTTACGAACAACCGCACCAATTGTTTTATGCAGCACGACACCTAAAGCGTGATTTGTTGCAGTGGTTGCCAGAGGCTTGCTTAACCATTCCAAGTTTTAGAAAAGCCAAAAACTTGATGGGGCAACCACAACAAGCTGATTTATTTAAGGGCGATTCGCTCACAAGTTTTGTAGGTAGCAAACCTCGCTTAGTGGGTGGCTAATGCTAAACGCCACGCTTGACTATGATAAGTATGGCCGCGATGTATTGGCAGGTTTAATCCCTGTTTGCAAGTGGACACGTCTAGCAGTCGAGCGTCATTACAGAGACTTAGAGAACGCCCACGAACGCGGCTTAGTATTTAGTGAAGAACACGCCCGCCATGCTTTGCGCTTTTTTGATTTTTTAAAACACAGCAAGGGCAAGTGGGCAAGACAGCCTTTTATGTTGTCTGACTGGCAAGCGTTCTGGACTGCTTTAATGTTTGGGTGGCTTAGGTTTGATGGCACACGCCGTTACCGTAAAGCCTATTTTAGAGTAGCGCGTAAGAACGGCAAAACCACATGGATTGCAGGCATAGGCTTGTATTTGTTTGTGGGTGATGGTGAGGCAGGCGCGGAAGTTTTTACAGCAGCCACAAAGCTATCTCAAGCAAAACTGATACACGTTGAAAGTGAAATGATGGTGAGACAGTCAAAAGAACTGTCAAAGCACATCACAATCCAGCGCAACAATTTGTTTATTGATGGCACGTCTTGTAAGTATGTGCCGCTTGGTGCTGATGCCAAAACAGAGGACGGACTCAACCCACATGGGGCATTGATTGATGAGCTGCACGCGCATCCAAGCCGTGAGCTTTACGATGTGATTGACAGTGCTACAGGCGCACGCGAACAGCCATTAATGCTGATGATTACCACCGCAGGGTTTGGCGGTTTAGAAACAATTTGCCGCGTAGAAGATGAATATGTCAAAGGCATATTAGAAGAAACCCTAGAAGATGATAAATACTTTGGAGTGATTTATCAGTTAGATGAAGCCGAAAAGTTAGGCGATGATTTTGAAGACTCTGACGAAAAGTCGGACAACTGGCAAGACGAAAGTACCTGGATTAAGGCCAACCCAAATTTAGGCGTATCAGTCAACATAGAAAAGTTACGCGAAGCTGCAACCAAGGCCAAACAAGATCCGTCTGCCTTAGATAATTTTTTGACCAAGCATTTGGATATGTGGGTCAAAGGTGCGCGTAAATGGATGCCACTCAAGCAATGGAAAAAATGTGCGGCCAAATATACCTTTGATGATTTAAAGACGGCTGATGCTGTGTTTGCAGGGCTTGACCTTGCTAGTGTAAGTGACCTTTGCAGCTTGGTTATTGTGGCTAATATGCCTGATGGCAAAAAGCGCATTTGGGGCAAACATTATTTACCCGAAGATAAAGCCCTATCAACCGAAAATAAAAACGCGGCACTGTATAAGCGTTGGGCTGATGCTGGTTGGCTAACTTTAACCGAAGGCAACGTAACAGATTACGATTACATCGAGCGCGATATACACGCCATGATGAGCTGCTTACCGATTCAAGAAGTGGCTTTTGATAAATACAATGCCACGCAAATTGTAAATAACTTGCAAGCCGAAGATGTGCCAATGGTCGAGTTTAGACAAGGTTTTTTGTCTATGTCGCCAGCCATGAAACAGCTTGAAATTGATATTTTAACAGGCAAGCTGCAACACCCAAATGACCCTGTAATTAACTGGGCTATTAGTAATGTGGTGATGATACGCGATGCCGCAGGAAATCAAAAACCTGATAAAGAAAAATCAATAGGCAAAATTGACCCTGTTGTTGCCATGATTATGGCGACAGGCCGAAGCAATGCGTTTGCCGAAGACATTCCTTCTTCTATTACTGTATTTTAATTATGAAAAAACGACACGCTAAAGCAAGACAACGCGCCGTTGCCGTTAAAAATTCGGTGTCATCTACCAATATGACTATGGATTCTTTTAACGAGTTTGTGACAGGTGGCATGAGTACCGCAGGCGTGTACCTCAACGAACACACAGCCATGACAATTAGTGCTGTGTCTGCGTGCATACAATTAATTGCAGGCGCGGTGGCTAGTTTGCCGTTGCCTGTATATCGCATTGCAGCTAATGGCGACCGTGAACGGGTTGACCATGCAAACAGTTGGTTTGTAAATCAACAAGCCAGCCCTGTGTATTCGTCCAGTGCGTTTTGGTCTTACATTATTTTAAGCAAGTGCTTGCATGGTGACGGCTTTGCGCGGATTCACCGTGTAACACCTTATACCGATGATGTGCAAATGTTAGAGCCACTGCACCCGTTATGTGTGCAAGTATGCCTAAACCCAAACAATAAAAGCCGCCGCTTGTATGTGGTGACTAATGGCTTAACAGGCATAACAGAAACGATTGACCAAGACGACATTTTACACTTTAGCGGCTTAGGATTTAACGGCTTGCGTAGCCTTAGCACGTTGCGTTATTCGTTAAAGTTTGCAGGTGGCATTGCCTTGGCTGCTGATAATTTTAGTGCTGATTTTTTTGGCGAAGGCAACAAGCCAGAGTTTGTGATTAAAACGCAAGATGCAAAACTAAGCGAAGACCAAAAGACCACGATACAAAGTGCATGGGCAGATTTGATTGCAGGTAACAGACGCAAACCTGGTGTGCTTGGCAAAGGCATGGACATACAAGAATTAACGCTAAGTGCAGAAGATGCACAGTTAATTGCGACTCGCCAGTTTCAAGTTGAAGACATAGCCCGCGCCTTTGGTGTGCCACCCTTTATGATTGGCCACACAACCAACACAACGAGCTGGGGCAGTGGTGTTGAGCAAATGGGGATTGGCTTTGTTAAGTACACACTAAGCCGCCACTTGGTTGGCATTGAACAAGAGTGCAACCACAAACTATTTGAGCGTCCATTCTTTTGTGAGTTTATGACCGCAGGCTTAGAACGTGGTGACACCATAGGCCGCTTTAATGCGTACCGCGTAGCGTTAGGCCGTGCGGGTGAACCTGGCTTTATGACGGTTAATGAAGTACGCAAAGCAGAAAACTTACCACCCGTTACAGACGGCGATTTACTAAACACAAGTACCGCGCCTAGCGTGACGGTCAGCATGGGTAATAATTAACATGGCTCAACTTTATCAATTGTATGCACTTAACCGTGCAGCACAAAGACGCTTTGATGTTGTGAACGATGCCACGACACAAGAAGCGACTGTTTACTTATATGACACCATTGTAAGCACCGATGCCGAGTCGGAGTGGTGGGGCGGTGTTAGCCCAATGCAGTTTATTACTGAGTTGGCAAACATTAGCGCAAGCACAATTCATTTACGCATTAACTCACCAGGTGGTGATGTGTTTGCCGCACGTGGTATTGAGCAAGCCATTTTAGAATCGGGCAAAACGATTATTGCCCACATTGACGGTGTGTGTGCCAGTGCCGCCACTTACATTGCCTTGGCGTGTAGCAAGGTAGTGATGGGAGAGGGTGCTATGTTTATGATCCACAATGCGTGGACAATGGCATGGGGCGACAAAAACGACCTAACCAAAACAGCCACGCTATTAAACAAGATTGATGGCACGCTTGCTAACTCTTATGCCAAAAAAACAGGCAAAGATACCACCGAAATTGCCGCGCTGATGGATGCCGAAACGTGGTTTACAGCCCAAGAAGCTAAAGATTATGGCTTTATTGATGAGTTATCCACAGCGATTAACGCCAAAAACGTGGCAACCACTGTAAACAACTGGAATATGGGCGTTTATAAGAACGCACCAAACCCTTTAACTCAATCAAAACCCCAAGAATCACCCAAAAAACCAGAGGCGCAAGCCTTAAATTTTGACCGTGAAGCCGCAAAACGCCGTTTGGCACTTGCGTTAGTTTGATTTAACCCACGCCAACAGGCCGCATTTGCGGCTTTTTTCATTTGAGAGACTCACAAATTATGAAAACGATTGCAGAATTACGCGCTTTAATCAAAGCAAAACATACCGAAGCCAAAGCCTTGGTAGAAAACACCGCCTCGAATGCTTGGACAGAAGAAAACCAAGCCGCTTATGAGCAGCTTTTGGCTGAGATTGACAGTGCAAAAGCCCAAATTGACCGCATCAATGAGTTGGCCAATGCTTTAACTCAAGAAGAAGCAGTCGAAGAAGCCGATGCAGCCGCGCATAATGCTCGCAACAAACATCCAGCCATTGCCAAAAGCCGCTTACTATTTGCAAAATGGTTAAAAGGTGGTGACAAGTCTATGTCTGCACAAGACTGGTCTGACATCCGTGCAACCATGTCTACCACGACAGGCAGCCAAGGTGGTTACACTGTACAAACTGACATTGCCAAAGCAGTTGCAGACGCGCTCAAAGAGTTTGGCGGTGTGCGTAGTGTTGCAACCATCATTCAAACCGAGCAAGGCAACCCGATGTCGTTTCCGACATCGGACGGCACAAGCGAAGTGGGTGAATTGATTGCTGAGAACACCACAGCAACCAGTGCAGACCCATCTTTTGGCACAGTCTCTTTGAGTGCGTACAAGTTTAGCTCCAAAATTATTGCAGTGCCGATTGAGTTGTTGCAAGACAGTTCTGTTGATATTGAAGCCTTTGTATTGAAGCGTATTACTGACCGCATTGGCCGTATTACCAATACTTACTTTACAACAGGTACAGGTAGCAGCCAACCCAAAGGCGTAGTAGCAGCCGCGACAGAGGGCAAAGTGGGTGGCACCGGTCAACAAACAACTATCACTTATGATGACTTGATTGACTTAGTGCATAGCGTTGACCCTGCTTACCGCATGAGCAGCCAATGTGGTTTTATGTTGCATGACAGCACCATGCGCGATATTCGCAAACTAAAAGATGATGCAGGTCGTCCCGTGTTTATGCCTGGTTATGACGGCTTGGCCGATGCTATGCCAGATACTATTTTGGGCTACCCTGTCACCATTAACCAAGATATGGCAGTGATGGCAGCCAGTGCTAAGTCGGTATTGTTTGGTGATTTTAGCCGCTACTATGTGCGCGATGTATTGCAAAACACTATGCACCGTTTTGAAGATTCTGCCTATGCCAAACTTGGCCAAGTAGGATTTTTAGCGTGGGCGCGTTGTGGTGGCAACTTGATTGATGTGGGCGGTGCGCTCAAGTATTACCAAAATACTGCTACACCATAATGTTTGGTTGTTGAAATTAAGGCGCATTATTTGCGCCTTAATTGTTTTTATTTTTTAAAAATATAGCGTAATTATTTTTATGAAAACGATTATCACGACCCCTGCCAATGAATTGCTAGTTAGCGTTAATCTTGTTAAGCAGCATTTGCGCTTAGACACAGACTCAAGCGAAGAAGATGAGTTATTAGCGCATTTAATCAATGCGTCAACAGAGCGTTGCGAGCATCACCTTGGGCGGTCATTGATAACCAAAACTTATCAAACTATTGCAGACCATAGCGACAAAATAAAACTTATCCCCAATTTGCAATCCATTGTTAGTGTAGTTGTGACCAATGATGACGACACGACTACAACCTTAGTCGGTGATGACTATTGGTTAAACCAAAACAGTTTAGTCCCCGAAATTATGCCAATGGTGCTAGTAGAACAGTCGATTGCTGTTAATTACACATCGGGCTATGGCAATGCAGCCAGTGTGCCTTATAGCATCAAACAATGGGTATTAGTTGACATTGCCACACTCTACGAAAACCGCGAAGCCGTCATGACTTATGGTGTAAACAGTGTGCCTTATGCCTTTATTGATGGCTTGCTTGACCCTTATCGAGTGCAATACTAATGGCGATTCAATCGGGCAAACTACGGCACCGTGTTACGTTTGAAGCACTCACCAAAGTGCGCGATTCGCACGGGGCAGAAAAGCCGCAATGGATGCCCGTTTGTACGGTGTGGGCGGCTATTAACCCACTAAGCGGCAAGTCATTATTTGCAGCGCAACAAAATCACAGCGAGATAACAGGCACGATAGATTTGCGTTACCGCGCCGACATTAACGCAGAATTACGCGCAGTGCATGAGGGCAAGATATACAGCATACACGCAGTTATTGACCCCGAACTACGCCACAAAGAGCTAAAACTCATGGTCAGCGAAGGCGTAAGGGAGTCTTAGTATGGATGGTCAAGTGCAAGTAACAGGGCTTAAAGAGTTAGAGCGTAGCCTAAGCCAACTACAAACCAAAGTCGCCAAAAAAGCCTTAGAGATTGCCATTAAAAGCGGCACTAAAGTGGTACTAACAGAAGCAAAGTTACGCGCACCGATGGGTTCAACGCCGCACAAATTTAAAGAGCGTGGCTCTGTTATTACAGTAAAAGCGGGTAACTTGCGTAAGTCGTTAAAACAGCGTGTTTACCGTGGCCAACGTGCAAGCATGGGCAACATTCAAAGCATTATTCCCCTTGATGGCCGTGCGTTTTATGGCAAGTTTCAAGAGTGGGGATGGAAGACAAAGAGCGGCAAGTACATTGCCCCTCAACGCTTCTTAGCCCCTGCATGGGAAGCCAAGAAGCAAGAAGCACTAAACCAATTAAGCCAACGACTTGGCGAAGAAGTCGAAAAAGCAGCACAAGAGGCCGCCAATGCTCGTTAGCCAAGCCATTTATAAAAACATTGCACCTATTTTTAAAAGCCGTATCTGGCCAAATGCTGCACCCGAAGACGCAGCCTCGCCTTTTATGGTTTATACCGAAGATAGCAGCGAGAAGTTAAATACTCTGAGTGATGGTTTTATAAATCACTCAAAATCTAAAGTACAAATGTACATATTTTCTAAAGATTACAACGACATTAAACGACTAAAAGATGAAGTGATTTTAGCCATGACAACTCAAACAGACTTATCGAGTTGCATTGTCATTAGTGACCAGTATCAATTTGAAACACAAACCGAATCGCATTTAATTGTGATTGAATTTTCCATGTGGGAGCAGACAGAATGACACAACCAACCGTTTTACACACCCAAGGCACCAAGTTTCAACGCGGGGCGTTAGTTGCTGAGGTGTTGACTTGGACAACCGTTGCTTTAATGAAAGACATTAAACCAGCCGACAAAAGCCGCACGACAATTGATGTAACAACAATTGACCAATACGATGGCGCAGACCCCGACAAGTTTAAGTATTTTGCTGGTGGCTTAATCGAAAGCGGCGCAGTTGATTTGGATATGATTTTTGACCCAACCAGCACGAACCAACGCACTTTAGAAGATGACATTGAAGCCGATGACCCGATTGATTACCGCATTTTGTACATTGATGGTTCGTATCGTCAATTTAAAGGCATTGTAACCAGTGTTGCACCAAGCGGCTCAATGGATGATGTAAACCGTCAAACCGTTAGCATCAAAGTTTCTGGTCGTTTTGACTACACACCCGCCGTTTGAGTAATTAACCATGAGTCTTAAACAAGCTATTTTTGCTACGATTGGCGCGGCATTATATGAATCAATTCATGTGCCTGAATTTGGCGTAGGTACTGAGTTAAATGTGGGTGTTATGTCATTGGCAGAACGTACTAACTTTGATAATGCCTATCGTGATATTGAAGAAAGCCAACGCGCGTCTAACTTTCGTCCGTTGTTGGTCGTTTTTACAGTCAAAGACACACAAAATCAGCCTGTTTTTGGTGTTGAAGATGTAGAAGCAATCAAGCAATTAAACAGCTTGGCTGTAATGCGTTTGTCTGATGCCGCGTTACGACTCAACAAAATGTTAAAAGATGATGTTGAGCAGCACGAAAAAAACTAATAGAGCGTCCTGACCGCCAGTTTTTGTTTTTACTGGCGTTAAAACTAGGGCGCACTGTTGCTGAGTTAGAGCAAACATTAAGCCACAATGAGTTAATCGAGTGGCGCGTTTATTTTGAAGAAACACACTTTGGCGAGTTAAGGGCGGATAGGCGCAATGCCGAAATACTGGCGATGCTTTACAACATCAACAGGCCACCGCGTAGCAGTGCCAAACAGTCTGATGACTTTATGGCGTACAAGCCTCGCAAGCGCGATTTAACAGACGAAGAACTGCAAGCCAAAGCCGAAGCATATTTTAAAAGTTTGGAATAAACGGCCCCTTTGTTGGGGCTTTTTTATGGGTGGTATTTATGGCAGGCGTACAAATTGGGGCATTGCACGTTAGTTTAAGTGCAGACAGTGCTGCTTTTGACCAAAATATGCAGCAAGCTCAAGAAGTTGCCGAAGAATCAATGGGTAGCATTAGCGAAAGTGCCATTAAAATGGCAGGGGCGTTAGCTGCTGCATGGGCTGCCATAGAGTCTGTTGGCGCAATTATTACCGCAACTAAAGAGCAAATTGACTATGCAGACAGTTTAGGCGATGTTGCAGCTCGTAGTAATCAAGCTGCTGAGGCACTAAGCGCGTATGAATATGCTTTAGCGTTTAGTGATGCTTCTTTGCAAGACTATACCGCAGGCTTGCAAAAGTTAGAACAAAACATGGCGGCGGCTAGTGAGGGTAGCAAAGAACAAGCCCTTGTTTTTGAAACACTTGGCATACAGTTACGCGAACAAGATGGCATGTTGCGTAATAGTGGCGATGTGATGCTTGATTTTGCCGATGTGATGGCAGGCATGGCTAACGGCGCAACTAAAACACAGCTTGCTATGGATGTTTTGGGTAAAAGTGCAGGCCCTGCATTGTTGCCGTTTTTAAGTCAAGGCAAAGATGGTATTGAAGAGTTTACGGCTGAAGCCGAAAAAATGGGCTTAGTCGTAAGCACTGAGTTTAGTAATGCCGCAGGCGAACTTAATGATAATTTAGATAAACTAGGTTCTGTTACCACTGGGTTGTGGCGTTCGTTTGCTGATGGTTTAACACCTGCTTTAGTAGATGTTAGCAATGCCATGATTCAAGCGGCTGAGGATGCAGACTATTTTAAAAGAGTTGCTAAAGATTTTGGTGAAGCGGCGGGCGTTGTTGTTAAATCAGGTTATACGATTTGGGAAGCGGCAGGTGTTATAGAAACCGCTATTACTGAAACATTGGGACATAATCTAGCAAAAGCACATACATTTATTAAGGCAGCTTTTGAAGACCCAATAGATGATACAGCATGGAAAGATTTTCAAGCAGTGATGGCTGATACGTCAGGAATGGAAAAAGTTGGCGCACAAATGGAAAAGGTCAAAAAGCTATGGCATGAAATGACCGAAGAAGAAAAAAACTGGGCAGAATGGAAAAAACAAGAAGACGCTTTATTTGCTGAATTAGCTGAAAATACCCAAAAATATGCCGCTTTAGCTTATGAAGAAAGTAAAAAACGCATGGCTGAAGAACAAGCCGCACGCGATAAAGCCGCCAAAGCTGCCGAAGATGCCGCAAAAAAAGCGATTGATGCACTTACCAAGCAACAAGAGGCCGTTGATAAACTCGCTCAAAGTTTTATGACTGAGTCCGAAAAAGAAAATGCCTATTATGAACAACAAAAAAACTTTTTAGAAAAAGCTAATGCAAAAGCGTTTGAATCGGCTAATCAGCGTCATCAATTATTGCAACAGTTAGAAACGCAACATCATCAAAAAATACAAGCTATCAACGATAAAGCGATGGCTGATGCACAAGCAAAAGTCATAGCAGACTCCAATCAACGCGTAGCTGAGTTATTAGAAGACCCTGTTGTGACAGATATAGCGTATCAAGGCCAACGAACCTTTAACGACAATAAAGAAAATGAAGATTTTTTAGCGACTGTAGATGAAGAACTGTTGGCAATGGATGCAGCCAATGTTTACAAGCTCAATGCCCAAAAAGAATTTAACATGTCTTGGTTGTTACTAGACCAAGACCGCGTTAATGCTGTAGTCACAAATGGCGATGCAGAACTAGAAGCACGCAAAAAACAAATGGCTTCAACCGTCACATTTTTTAATCAAGGCTTGGCGCAAATGGCGCAAGGCCAAGGCAAAGCAGCCAAAGCCGCCCAAGCTATTCAAAAAGCACAAGCACTTTACGAAATTGGTGTAAATACCTATCGTGCGGCTGTGGGTGCTTATGCTGCATTGTCACCAATACCGATTGTAGGCCCTGCATTGGGTGTAGCCGCCGCAGCCGCAGCCATTGCTTTTGGTGGCAGTATGGCACAAGGCGTGTTAAGCGGCGGAGGTGGAGCAGGTGCGGTAACAGGCAGCGCACCACCTGCCTTGCCAGTCTCTTTGTCACCCACAAGCCAAGCTGACCAACGAGCCGAAACACCAAGCCAAACAACTTATATCCGCATCCCCGAAGACTCCATATTAACAGGCCGCAAACTATTAGATTTGATGGATGAAGCCTTGGGCGATGGCAAACAACTAAACAATTTAAGGTTTATACCTGCATGACAACTACAGCAAACAAAGCAATTATTTGTTATGACAATCTGCTTACCTCACCCTTGCTTACTAGCGTAGTAGCAACCAGTGAGCAAACGGGTTATAGCGTAGAAAATTGTTTTGATTGGTACACCACAAGTTATTGGTCGCCTACAAATACCGTGGCTAGTCATCGTTTTGTAGCGTCATTTGGCGCACCTATTACTGCCGATTATTTTGCTATTTATCGCCACAATTTAGGCACAGTAGGCGGCACAGTTGTTTTAGAGTACAGCTCAGACAATGCAACATGGTTCACAGCATTTACCGCAACAACAGCAACAGATAACGAGCTTTTGCTAGAGACTTTTACAGCACAAACCAAACAATATTGGCGCGTGACTTTTGCAACAACAAGCACAGAACAATTGTTTGTTGGCGTTGTTATGTTTGGCCAAAAATTACCGTTATATCGTGGCATGGTAGGCGGTTTTGTAGTACCACGGCACGGGCGCAAAAACGAAATTATTAATCAAAGAACAGAGGGCGGCCAGTTTGTCGGGCGCATCAAAACGTCTCAAGGTGCACGCTCAAACATCACATTCAAAACAATTACCCAAGCGTGGATTCGTGACTACTGGGAAGCCTTTGTGCTTCATGCAGAGTTAAAGCCGTTTTTATTCTCATGGAATCACGAATATTACCCACAAGATGCCTGTTATTGCGTAGTTGATGGCGAAATACCAAGCACCGCGATTAACGACAATCGTTTTTGTGATGTGAGCTTATCCGTCCAGTGCTTGTTAAGTGGTGACACACTATGACATACAGCACAGAGTCAGCAAAATACGGGCGTATTCCCACCGTTTTTGTCGAATTAGATATGGATTTTTGCGCGTTACGCTCAGGTATTGGCGCGTGTACAGCAACAGAAACGGGCGATGATAAATGTTACAACACTTATTCAACGTGTAATGACACCGCAAATTTTGACAAAATAACTAAGACCTATGTGTTTTCTGAACAAAACGCAGATTTGCCAATAGGTTTATCGACCATACCGCTATTAAAAAGCGTCCAATTTGCCAGTCAAGAAATCACACCAAACAAGGGTTTAGGCGTTCGCGGTAGTGTGACTGCACGGTTTTTAGATGCACCATTTCCTGATACCGAAATTGACCCATATTGGCAGGAGCGCACCTATGACACCACCAACAGCGGCACGTTTTGGGGAAAGTTTAAGGCGCGTAATCCATATTATGAGAACCGTGTGCTTCGTGTGCGCCGTGGTTATCTCACTACCGTTTTTGATTGGGGCAATTTTGTTGACAGTGTGTATATCATTGACAAACTAGATGGCATTAGCAAAAACGATGATGTAACCATAGTCGCCAAAGATATTTTAAAACTAGCAGACGACAAAAAAGCATTGTTTCCACAGCCTAGCAACGGGCGTTTAAGTGCCAATATTGATGCCGTGCAAACCAGTTTTAGCGTGTCGCCAAGTGGCATTGGAGCAGAATATGAAGCAAGCGGCAAAGTGGCGATTAGCGGCGAGATTATGGTTTTTACTCGCGTTGGTGATGTTTTTACTGTCACTCGTGGCGCAAGCAACACCGTAGCTGAGGCACATAATGCCGAAGATACTGTGCAAGAAGTCGGTATTTTTACAGGCGAAAAAATCCAAGACGTGATTTACTCGCTTTTAACAAGTTATAGCGGCATAAGCACCAGTTATATTGATAAACCTGCATGGGACGCGGAGGCAACAGCCTATTTAGCAGGTGTTTGGAGTGCCGAAATACCAGAGCCAACAGGCATAAATACCTTAGTTGGCGAACTAACAGAGCAAGGCACATGCCGTGTTTGGTGGGACGAACTAGCGCAACTGATACAGTTTAGAGCCATTAAACCATTGCCTAGCGGCTTGCCTGTATTGAGTGATGAAAGTCATTTTTTAACAAAAAGTATTGACGTAAAAACAGATACAAACCAACGCATTAGCACGGTTTTAATTTACTTTGCACAAAAGCTACCCACCGAAAAAATAGATGAATTAAAAAACTATGCTTTGCGTGTAGCTACACCCAATTTAGAAGCGATTAGCAGCCTAGAATATGGCTCAAACTTGATTAAAAAATTGTTTAGTCGTTGGTTTAAATCAACCAGTCAAGGCAGGGCCAATGCCTTAGCGGATTCGTTGTTAAAAACGTATCGTGATCCGCCTCAAATTATTGAATTTAGCCTTACACCTGCTTTGCAATTAAAAGTGGGTGACTTGTTTTTGGCACAAACACGCAAAATGCAAGATGTGACTGGAGCAATAGCAAGTGTGCCAATGGAAGTTATTTATGCTCAACCCACCGAGCGCGATGATATTAAATATAAAGCACAGCAAGTCAGTACAGCGATACCATTGGGTAATACTTATTTGATTTTGATTACTGATGATCAAGATGTAAATCTTTACGATTATTTTGTAAATGAGTATGGAATTCCAGATGAAGGCATAACTGTTAATTTTGTTGTTTTAGCAGATTCTTTGATTACAGGCTCAACCACGGCAAACTATGCGTTAACAAACCCCGATACATGGCCTAGTGACTGTACGTTGACATTAGAAATTGAGGCTGGGGCAGTTGTTGCAGGATTAGGCGGCAAAGGCGGCGATGGCGTAGGCTCGTTTACTGGCTATTACACACCATCCACAGCAGGGACAAAGGGTGGTAATGCAATATTAGTAGAGTCTGCTTTATCTGTTATAAATCTTGGAATTATCGGTGCAGGTGGTGGTGGTGGTGGTGGTGGTGGATTTACCATTGTTAGAATACCTGGCGATTTAGATATTTATGAAGGAAATACAAGCGGTGGTGGTGGTGGTGGTGGTGCAGGGATTGGCCAAGCAGGAGAAACAGGGGAATTTTTAGGAACATCTGCACCAAATGGTACAAATGGTGGAAACTCAATAGGTGGTGCTGGTGCTGATGGGGTATCAGGAACATCAAGTGGTGGAGCAGGAAATGGCCATGATAGTCGTGGCGGAAAAGGCGGTGACTTGAACGAGGATGGTGAACGTGGGTACGGTGACGGGTTTGGTTCGGCTTGGTCATTGGGTGGACCTAAAGGGGATTATGCAGTTGTAGGTAACTCATTTATAACATGGGTCAACACAGGCACAATTTACGGCAACATAGTGCCATAACATAACAATTTTACTAAACAGCCCCTTATTTGGGGCTTTTTTATTTTTGGAGTCAACATGACGGCAACACGTCAAGATTTGATATTTGAAATAGGCGCAGACAGCCCATTTCCAAATCAGTTTACATGGTCAACCGATGATGACACACCAATTGACATATCAGGCGCAACAATAAAAATGGAAATACGCGCCAGTGTTGATAGTGCTGTAATTTTGACACTTAGCACAGCCAACGGACGCATAACAATTACCGATTCTACTGTAATAAATTTGAATGTTGCCGCAGCCGACATGCTTGACAGCTTGGTTGACACATTAACACGCACTGGCACAGTAACAGCAGGTGTCATCGAGGGCGTACTGACAAATACAGTCGTGTCAGCTAAGGGTTATTTGGCCGTTTATGATTTAAAAATAACCCTGACTGATGGCTCAGTCACCCGTTTAATGTATGGCGATGTTTGTTTTAGTCGGGAGATAACGCAATGACAATTGTAAACAACGGCGCACGAATTATTACGCAAGTACCTGTACCGCCCACCAGTCAATTAGTTGTACAAGAAGCCAACGCAGCAAGAGACGCTGCTTTAATATCAGAAACAAATGCAGCCGAAAGTGAGCAAAACTCAGCATTAAGCGAGACTAATGCCGCTGCTAGTGCCGAACAAACCGCACTTGATGTTATTGCCACAAATGCTGATGCAGTCGCAACAGCATTAAGCGAGACCAACGCAGCGACCAGCGAGACCAATGCAGCGACCAGCGAGACCAATGCCCTTAACTATAAAAACTTATCAGAAGCGGCAAAAATTGCAGCCGAAGCTGCTCGTGATATTGCTCAACTAAGCTCAGGCGTATATACAAACACTACGTTAGGTTTAGCGGCAACAACGGATGGCCAATACTTCAGCGTACCCCAATCTGCACCATCTGACATTATGTTTGATTTATACAAAAATAATGCAGGCGTAGCTCTATACATTAACAGCTACTCAAGTAGCAGTTTAGTTAAATACAGCGCACATAGTAGTTATCAATATGCGTTTGTTGATCCTGACGGGTTTATTACTGCTTACATAAGCGATGGCGCAATCAAAACAATAACAAATACTACAAGCACAGGTTTAATTGATGCGGGTACGTTTATTATGCAGTATTTAACAGATGCTACAGCCGAGTCATTAACACTACGAGACCCTGACGGA